GCACTGCAATCCAAAGTGATGGAACAGTGGATTTGCTTTACTATGGCTATGCAGCAATTGCACCAAAGATTCCATTTGGCGCATGTTGGAATCAGACCTGATAAATAAATAAATCATGGGTAATGGTCGCTCCCGAACATTGCCCAGCCGAATGAAAGGATTTGCTCATGCCAATTATTAGTGCCAGCGATTTGCGGTCAGTAATTGGTGTGAGCCAATCTTTATACTCAGATGCTTATTTAGATCAGATTATTGCCAGCAGTGAGGAAATTTTGCTGCCAATTTTAAATGCTTATCAATTTGCAATTGATTCATTTGAGGTCAAAGAAAATATTGTTTATTTTTATACAATCCGCCCTAATCTTTTTGTAGAGGGTCAATCAGTCGTAGTGACTGGTTGTGGTGCAATAGATGCAACTTATACAGTTGAAGCCCGCACGGCTGATGTGTATAGGTTCAGCGCAGCCGTCATTGCCGCTGATTCTATTGACACCCCAGTTATCCCCGCTGGGGTCGCGGTGCTTGATGGGTCGAGTGCCGCTGATCTTTATGCAAACAATGATGCAATTAAAAACGCATTATTAGGTTTGAGCACCGACATATTCCAGGCAGTTATTGCCCCTGGATCACAAATTGAGGGCGTGGATTTTGCTCAGACAATTTACCGCACGGGGCGCGCAATGATCAATCGCCAAATGGGTTTATTAGCACCATTCTTAGACACTGAAACAATTTGCCAATGAGTGCATCAATTGCTGAGGTGCGTGCAGATTTAGCAACCGCATTGGCATCAATCGGGGCAACGGTTTATGACCATGTTCCCGAAGCCATCATTCCACCAGCGTGCGTGATAATTGCGGGATCACCTTATTTGGAAAGCACGCTGATCAGTAAATCATCAGTAAGTGTCAAAATTAATTTCACCATAACCGCAGCGGTTGCATACAATTCAAATCCAGGTGCATTAGATAATTTAGAAACATTAGTCATTCAAATTTTGGGTGTGATGCCCAATGGTTATGTGGTCGGTGATGTTCAACGCCCAACAATAACAAACATAAACACATCATCAATACTGATTGCCGATTTAGCAGTCAGCACCTACTATAATCAAGACATATAAGAGAAAAGGAAAAAAATGCCAACTACAATCATTACAGGGCGCGACATCACATTCACCATTGATGGTGATGATTTTGATGCGCAAGCCACATCAGCGGTGTTGACCGTGGATTCAACAATTAATACTTATCAAACCTTAGATGGTAAAGCCTATTTCACTACTGACACACAGGGCACATTTGCAGTTTCCATGCTTGCAGATTGGGGCGCAGCATCATCATTGTGTGAAGCATTGTGGACTGCCGCAACCAGCGCACCAAATACAGGATTGGCAGTTTCATTAACCGCGGATACTGGAGCAGTGTTTGCATTTGATGTTCAGCCAATTTTGCCATCAGCGGGCGGCACTGCACCTGATGCACAAACGGTGGATTTATCATTTACATGCGTGACAACACCAGTTGCCACATTTAGTTAATTAGTAGAATCGGGAGCAAACAAAAATGAAATTACCAATACAAATTGAATATGGAAACGGTGATTCTGAAACCTACATTGCACAAGTTCCTGAATGGTCAAAGTGGGAGCAGAAAACTGGACATACAATCAGCCAAGCCCAGGAAAAAATTGGGCTTAATGATTTATTGTTTTTGGCTTATCATGCAATGAAACGCAATGCAGGCGGTAAGGCAATCAAGCCTTATGAAGCATGGTGTGAGGGCATTGTGGATGTCACCGTGGGTGATGAAAGCCCAAAAGTTTCCAGCGCGGAAGCATAAACCGATTATTAATTGAATTGGCAATTGCCACATCAATTCCAATGTCGGAATGGGAAAGCGCGGAGCAGATTTTAACCGCAGTTGAAATTTTAAAGGAGCGCAAAAATGGCAATTGATTCTGATGCTTACAATAAGCAACAATTGAAAGTCATTAAAAAAGTTATTAATTCAATGGATGATGAAGCAATCGCGCAATCCAAAAAAACATCAGGTGCGTTGGTTGAATATTTGCAGAAAAAAATTATTGATGCGGCAGGTGAAACGCAAAACAAAATTGATGATCCAATTGCTAAGGGATCGCGGGTGAGTAAATTATCGCGAATTGGTGAATTAAACCTGGGGTTTGCATCTCAAAAATACAGTGGTGGCGGCACTACGCAGCAACTATGGGGCGGGGCTGAATTTGGATCAAATAAGTTCAAGCAATTTCCAGCCTGGTCAGGAAAATTTGGCAAGGGTTCACGGGGCTGGTTTATTTACCCGACACTACGCAGGGAGCAGCCTTATATTTTGGATCAATGGGAAAATGCATTTGATCAGATCATTAAGGAATGGTAAATGGCAACCCAATCGCGCACGCTCAAACTTTCAATCCTTGCAGAAACAAAACAATTAGCGGATGCATTAAAAGGATCACAAAAAAATGTTCAATCATTTGGCGATCAATTAACTGATTTTGGCAAGAAGGCTGCATTGGCATTTGCAGCTGCGGGAGCAGCCATTGGAGCGTTTGCACTCAAATCAGTGCAGAATGCCGCAGCGGATGAAAGCGCACAAAGAAAATTAACTGAAACATTGCAAAAAACAACTAATGCAACAACTGCCCAAATTGCAGCCGTTGGTCAATATATTGATAAAACATCAATTGCAATTGGTGTGACTGATGATGAATTGCGCCCAGCATTTAGCAGATTAGCCCGCTCAACAAATGATGTGCAAGCCGCCCAGGATTTATTAAATTTGGCATTAGATGTTTCAAGTGCAACGGGCAAACCCCTGGAAGCCGTGGCAAATGCATTGGGCAAGGCTTATGATGGCAACGCAGCATCATTGGGCAGGCTGGGTTTAGGCATTGATGCATCCACATTAAAATCAGGTAAGTTTGATGATATTTTTAAACAATTAACAGGAACATTTGGTGGATTTGCGGCTAATGAAGCCCAGACTACTGAAAAAAGTTTTGTGCGAATTAAAATTGCAATTGATGAAGCCCAGGAAAGAATTGGCATGGCGTTGTTGCCATTGACTGAAAAATTAACTGCATTTATTTTAAATGTTGGTGTGCCCGCATTAAATGCATTTGTTGGTGGATTGACTGGGGATCAAGGTATTTCACCAGCATTTACAGATGTGCAAAAAAGAGCATTTGAATGGGGTGAGCGAATAAAATCTTTAATTATTACAATTATTGGTTTAAAAGATCAATTGCTTATTTTAGGTGCAGCAATTGCATCAGTATTTGTTGTCAATAAAATCGTTGCATTTGCAGCTGCAATTCAGGGATTAATTACAATATTTGTTGGATTAAGAAACACAGCATTGGGAGCGGCTGCCGCAGTTGCATTAGCAACTTATGGCACAAATATCGTGACAGGCGGCGCAGCATTATTGGCATTAGGTATAACAACAAACACATTAAAAAATTTATTAAGTGGTAATGATGGCGGCGGCAACGCTAATGGTGCTTACAATTACCCAAATGGATCAGCGTTCACTTATGGCGGCGCAGCTGGTATTCCTGGATTACCAAGCGGCATGGGTGGATTACCAAGCGGCATGGGTGGATTACCAAGCGGCATGGGAGCAGGCGGTAAGGGCACGGGCGGTGTTATTTCAGGCGCAGTTAATTTGCCTGATCTAGTTAAAAAACTGCAATCGGTATCAGATAAAATTGGTGATGTAGATTTTATGTTATCAACTAAAGGAATTAATGAAGCAACCGCAAAAAAACTATTAAATCCATTGTTAAAAGAATTTGATTTATTAACCAAACAAGCGGATGCATTAGTTGGAATGGAATCATCATCAGCATTTAATTCATTAAGCGGAATCAGAACCCCGTTCAATGAACCAGGTGCAACAAACATCACCGTGAACATGGGAATTGTTGGCGATCCTGAAAGTGCTAAACGCGCTATTATAGATTTACAAAATGAGGGATTTTATCGCGGAACGGGCGGAGCAAATTTATTGCAAGGATTAAAAGGCGTTTAAATGAGCCAATGGAATCCAATTTGGAAACTGGAAATTAATGGTGTTGACTATACCAATTTAATCCTCAGCAATTTAACAATTACCAGCGGGCGAACTGACATTTACTCTCAGGCAAATGCAGGTTATTGCAACATTGAATTAATTAACCTGGATCAAACCAATTACACATTTGCCATCAATGAATCAATTTCAATTTCAGTTCAAGATTCAACTGCAACATTTGTGCCGATATTTGGCGGAACAATTACTGATTTGACAATAAGCGTGTCGGAGATTGGCTCAATTGCATACGCTCAAACATACACAATGATTGCATTGGGTGCATTAAGCCGATTGCCGCGAATTATCACCACAGGCATTTTGCCGCATGAATTTGATGGTGATCAGATTTATCGGGTTTTATCTGAGATTTTATTTAATCAATGGCAGCAAGTGCCCGCAGCTGAAACATGGGCTGCCTATGATCCAACGCAACAATGGGAAAATGCAGAAAATAATGGATTAGGTGAAATTGATCAACCAGGTGATTATGATTTGGCAGCCCGATCATCCAGTGTAATTGATGTTTATTCATTGGTCGCAGGGCTTGCAACATCAGGATTAGGTCAAATTGGTGAGGATGCATCAGGTCGGATTTTTTATGCTGACAGCACCCACCGCAGTCAATATTTATCAGCAAACGGTTATGTGGATTTAGATGCTAATCATGCCAATGGCAAAAACTTGCAAATCCGCACACGCAGCGGTGATGTGCGCAATTCAATTACTTTAAAATACGGGGCAAATTCAAATAATGAGGTCACAGATTCTGATGCCGCCTCAATCGCTTTATACGGTAATTTGTCGCAAATCATTTCAACCACATTGCACAATCAGGCTGATGCGACAACACAGGCGGCGTTTTATTTGGAATTAAGGGCATACCCAAATGCCCAATTTAATCAATTTGGATTTGACCTGACCAACCCTGAAATTGATGATGCAGATCGGGATGCCCTGATAAATACATTTATGGGGCAGCCGCTTAGGGTTTCCAATTTGCCACTAAACATGAATTCAGGTGAGTTTTTGGGATTTGTTGAGGGCTGGACATTTGCAGCTGCATACAATGAATTATCACTGACCATGAATGTGTCACCCCTGGCATTTAGCCTGCAAGCATTTAGATGGGAAAATGTGCCAATTGTTGAACAATGGCAGGATGTCACACCGACATTGGATTGGGCAAATGCTACAATCCTTTAATAGATTAGGAGCAAATAAATGAGTAATCCAACAACACCATTTGGCTGGCAAATGCCTGAAAACACCGATTTGGTCACAGATTTACCCGCTGATTTTGAGGTTTTTGGTCAAGCGGTTGCAACTGATTTACAATATTTATTGGGTGGAACAACTGGGCAAGTATTGGCTAAGGCATCAGCAACTGATCTTGATTTTGATTGGGTTACAGATGCAACTGGCATGACAAATCCAATGACAACAACCGCTGACATTATTTATTCATCACCTAATTCAACACCAGTCAGATTAGGAATTGGCACTGCAAATCAATTGTTGCGTGTTAATTCAGGAGCAACCGCACCTGAATGGGCAACAATTTCAAGCGGCGGATTGACTTTATTATCTACAACAGCGTTATCAGGATCATCAACAACTGTTTCAAGTATCAGCGGCAGTTATACAAATCTCAGAATAATTATTTTGAGTGCTACAAATTCACAGGGCAGCAATTTATCCATGCGATTAAATGGCGATACTGGAAGCAATTACAGCCGTCAATTACAAGTTATGGTTGCTGGAACACAAGCCAATGAAACTGGAACTGGTAATACCAACATAAATGTTGGCGTAATTGATACAAGCACTAATGCTGGTGATATGGCTAATGCATTTTTATATATTCCTAATTACACAAACGCATTAGATAAAGTCATTATTGTAAACACAGTTAGTAAAGGTGGCGCAAGTATGTACCAGAAAAATGGTCTTGCAATTTATGACACATCTTCTGCAATTACTAGTTTCACTCTCTTTCCTGGTGATGGTGGAACTTTTAGTCAAGGCAACATACTAATTTACGGGGAGAGTTAAAATGAAAAACACACCACAGGTAAAAATTGTTAATTCTCAAACTGGCGAAGAAATTATCAGAGATGCTAATGCTGAGGAATTAGATCAAATGAAGATTGATATTGCTAATGCAAAAGCAGAAAAAGCCGAAGCCCAAGCAAAAATTGTTCAACGCCAGGCAATTTTGGACAAATTGGGATTGACCGCTGATGAAGCACGGTTATTGCTGGGCTGATGTTTAGTCAAAATGGCTGGGTTGCATCAGAGGATCAAAATGCAATTGGCATCAAGTCATTTACAGTGCCAGGCACAAAGATTAAATTGCGGTGCGCTGAAAAAGTTGCGCCATTGCTTGTCACATTTGCAGCTGAATTTCATGCGCACATTGAGCCAATTGATGAAGGGGCGTTGGATGATTGGGGTTATTGTTTCAGGAATGTCCGCGGGGCAACTGACAAACTCAGCAATCATTCATCAGGCACTGCAATTGATTTAAACGCAACCAAGCACCCATTGGGTCATGCAGGCACATTCACGCCAATGCAAACCGTAATGATCCAGGCTTATTGCAAAAAATATGGATTGCGCTGGGGTGGGGATTACAAAAACCGCAAGGATGAAATGCATTTTGAGGTTTCAGTAAATGAGGCGCAATGCGCTGCATTAATT